GGTCAATATGGTATTTCTCGTCTATTTCCGGGGAGGTCTGCATGGTAAATGAGATTAATGGAAGACGAGAAACAACCAAATAAGCCGTGTCATTGGATGATGGAGCGAAAAGCAGAGTAATGGTATTTCCCGGTTCGTTGAGAAATGCTTCCGGATAACCACCGCTGCCACAAGTTCCTACTGTTCCATTGGTTCCCCACCAAGCACTGAATTCTTCATCAACTTGAGGATAATGGAGAGGTCCACGGAGAGGATAGGTCAGGGATTTTAACTGGCAACGTTTGACTTGAAGGATTTTGGGACTAAGTTGATAAACGCCTTGGTCTGCCACAACAGAGAGGACACATAAAGGTTTCTGCCCTGCTGTTGAAGCCGTTGCCGCTGTACCTGAATCATTGGTCGTTGTCGCATCAATGATTAAATGCGCCCGCCGACACGCCTGAACTTCAGCATAATTGAGAAAACGTAAGAGTTCTGTATCCGGCCATAGATATGGTATGGCTACATCATCCAGTACACTTTCCCGCAAATGGGTTATTAATTCTCTTCCTATCATCTCTTACTCCGTTGCCGGTGCATCATCCTTTCCGACATCTTCCTTGATTACAGTATAGGTAATACGAGGAATATTTTTCGTGTAGGACTTATAAGTACCATCTGGTTGCATAACCTGAGTGGTATCCGTCCTTATCCTTGTATCCAGCATCATACGAATAGGCCGCGGGATATCTATTTCGACTCCAGGTTTGGCCAAATAAGCAAATCCGTTAAGGGAAATAAACACACCCTCGGACGGAATCTCAGGAGTTTGGTTGATAATAATACGATCACGGATATGTCCTTCCGGTCCGGTGAAATACTTTTCCGGATTTTTCTTCATATCCAACTCCAGCTTTTTAGCCGTACTTAACTCTTCTGCTCTTTCTTCTTTTGTAGCCATAATAGACACCCCTCAAATTTTGGTTATGGAGGGAAAGTTGCCTCTCCCTCCTGTTGATTGATTAATTTAACTTAGCTCTGTTGATTCTGCCACAAACGGTTCCTGATACGGCATATGATGCAACTGGGTAAATGTGCATGTACCCATTGTACCAGCGCCACCAACGCTGAAGTTTACCTTGGCATCAGCCGGACCCTGCAATAACATGGAGGCCAGAGCTACACAGTTATCGGGGAGGTCAGGCAGTTTACATGCCGCAGCAGCCAGTGCCGCAGTTGCATAATCATCGATATCTTTCTTAACGATATTGCCCGGACCACAGACCTGGGGATAACCATCCGTTCCACCGTAGATAAGGAACTTGCAGCAACAGTTGGTTCCCATCGAACCCATACCGGCCTGAATGTTGTTGCCGGAATAAGCGCCTGTGCCAAGGTTAAGGTTATCGGTTGCGGCGATTGTGTAAATCGAACCGTTGATGGAAACGAACACGCTGTTATTGGTTTTTACACCAGTTCCAGCTGTTCCGCCACTTGCAGCCGAACCGACATTGCCATCGGTTCCGGCAACCACTCTGTTTACAATACCCTGAATCGCCCGACGAATGGTATCATCAGAAAAAGCCTGAGGCACTTTTCGCTTGGCATTCTCGGTACTGGTTTTAGGATCATCAAATTTTGCGTAAGCCATAATATTACTCCTTTAAGTTGTGAGTTGTGTTGTCCTAGACTACCGTTCAATTACCTCACTGGCTAGGATGTTCAGAGAGGTTGGTATTTACAGTTCTCAAGCCAACTCTTACCTAGAAACTGTACGTGTTTTTAGCCTCAACTCTTCAACAAAAAAACATCAATTAATTTTATAGAGTCGCCGCAACTTCGAGTACCGCCATCCAGGCATCGTTCAAAATTACCGTTGTCTGCATGGTCTTCCACGATATCGAACCTCTCTGCGCCAACGGATCAGCAATGCTCGGGTTCGGGTTGACTACCATTGGGGTAATCGCATATTTGCCTTTGAGCGCGATAAATCCATAGGCATCTTTCCCGAAATACATTACAGGGTACACATCGGCAACTCCACCGGTGTTAATCATGGTTGAACTGGATGCGCCACCGCCATCATAGGGGGTGAAGATTGTGGACTTCAGATAACGCACATCTTCACAGGCGCCAATCTCTGTTTCCCATGGGCTTACTTTTCCGTAATCGGCAACGGATGTGAATCCGGTCATGCTACGAATATCGGAAGTAAGATCAACATGGGTCACACCAGCATAAGCCGGCAGAATGGATTCCGTGTTGAAAGACGGAGTGGATTTGACGATGGAGGTGACAAATCCGGCTTCCTGACGTTCCAATGCGCGAACAACTTTCCTCTGGTCAGAACGGGTAATGGCGGTTGATACAGAGGTTCTGGCTGACTGTGAATTTCCATAGAAAACATTGGTACACGCCTTGAGCACATTGTAACGAAGGGTTTCAACAGTCTTGGCTGCCTGTTCACCGATAACCGCAATTCCTTCCTGCATGATCGGATCTTCATGGGTATCCTGAACGACATCAGTAATGCCAATGAGTCCACCGTACTGGGAAAGGGTTGCCGTGATATCCGTTGCGGTCATTTTGTCGGCCACAGGGGTGACGCCTTCAGTCAATGCCGTTGTGCGAAGTCCCAGACTATTGTAACGTCTAAATTTCATGGATTGTGTTTTGTTCGCGGGTAAACTTTTAGCTTGCATCATTGTTACAAGGTTTCCCTTGGTTTATTATTTCTAACAAACTCCCGGTATTGCTACTGGGTTCAGACTATATCTTGGCTCGCTATACTGATTGCGAGTCGTCCCAATTATTGAACGATGAGAATTATAACAACCTATGCAAAATCTGTTTGGTTCATTCCTGCGAGCAAAAGGTTTCTTTACTTCAACCCCACAAATTTCACAGTTGTATAAAACGGGATCACCGGAAGGTCTTAATGTTTTTCCATCATCCTTAATTTTATATTCCATTGAAGGATGAATAAAATCTTTAATTATACTGAAAAACTTTTCCCTGTCTTTTCTACGAAGTCTCAACATCAAATATTTTGCATTGAGATGGTTGGCGCGAAATTCAAGTTGAAATTTATCAGCTAAAGATTTTGTCATTATTTCATGCTCTGCCACATTAAAACAATTGGTTTCCAACATAGGGGTTAGATAATTTTCATGGTTTTTAAGGTGTCCATCATCTTGATACCAGATGGCAAGACCCAATGGTGTTAAGGAATTCATCAGAAAATGATCTATCGTTTTTCTTCCATTATGATAGAATCTTTTCCAGAGATGAGTATAAAGAGGATGGGTTTTTGATAACACTCTTACCTTTGGATACTCTTTCCCTTTGCAATGGCTCACGCCATCTGTAATCCTTACACTTGTCAAGTCTTCGAGCAATCCAGCTTTCCAAACAGCATACTCTCGCTGTTTTGCACAATGAGCAAAATCCATATGTGCATTTGCGCTTCTTCTATTTGATTGCAACGATAAACTTCCATCTCCTAAAACCATTCCTATTATTGCTCCTCTTAATTCTTCTTCGTTCATAGTCGTTACACCTTCCGTTACGGATTGGCTCGGTATTGTCCACTTGGGATATTCACCGACTTTAAGGACTTTTTATTCGGCCAAACTAACGTCCACCGAATTTCTCCAGGCATAAATACGGCATGGCTCTCTTTAGCAAATCCACAGCAACAAATGCCGCAGTTCTCGGGGTTATATCTCCATATGTAGTTAAATTCATTGTGTTTTCTCCTTATTTACTTGTCGCCTCATCAAACGCTCCATCGAAATCATCAGATGGTTTCAGGTTCGGATTTATTGCACCGCGTTTAGATTGCGGAGGAGTCAAGGCAGCTTTTCGGTCTTTCTTGGCCTTGTCCATTTCCACAACATTGTTCTGAGGCGGATCATTGGCTGGCTGGATGTTATTGTCCTTCTTAAAATCGTCCAGAAGGGAAATAACTTCCTCGGCTGTTCCCGATTTGGTAACGTCCAGCATTCCCTTTTGGAGATATGCCGGTTTGGTTTGTATCCATTCAACGATCTTACCATTCTCATGGT